GACCCGGACAGCACCGCGTCACGGAACACGGTCGTGTCGTACTCGGCGGACAGTTTGCCCTTGCCGTCGGCGATCTGCACGGACGACTGGCGGGTGCGCAGACCCGCACCGCCCAGGTTCCCCTTGTTCGGGTCGAGCTTGTTGTCCCACGTGAAGTTGAAGTCCTTGATATCCGCGACACTCGTGCCGCCGGTGGCGAGCGTGGTCGCGGTCGGAAGCGTGACGGTGCCACCGAGGACGAGGGACGCGCCGACGAACGTGAACAGGTCGATCGGGGTCGGGTACGACGGGACCGCATACGCCTGACTCGTGACCACCTGCCGGGACCGCCAGTTGGTCTTCAGCTTCAGGACACCATCCTGCGCGATCGAGAAATCCGCGGACTCACACTCGGAACCGAGGAAGCTGTACGCGTCGACCGTGGCCGCACCGAGCCTGGGGATGCCCTTCTGGATCGTCATCGACGGCAGGTAGTCGGAGTGGATCGGCTTGAACAGCTGCTGGTACAGCGTACCGGACACGAGCGTGGACGCGCCGACACCGAAGATCGCGTTCAGGGTGGTGCCGAGGCCCTTCGCGGGCACCTCCAGCTCGAAGTCACCCTTGCCACCGTCGCGGGCGAGGACACGCCGCCCGGACCGGTCCACCCGGGTACCGGGGCGCAGACCCATGCCCTGATACCAGGTGCGGTCGAGGTCGAAGTTGTCGGGCGGGAGGAACTCAAGGAACCGGTCCGGGGCGATGTACGTGCCGTACGTGGTCTCCTGCTTGAGTCCGATGCTCGCATCGGTCTGGATGGTCATGCCTGCACCTCCGTGCTGTCAGCGCCCGTGGCGGGCTCGTTCGTGTCCCCCACGGGGGTTGCGGGCTTCGCGATGACCGGCGGCATGGGGATGGGTGCGCTGGCCGCTGCGGCGAGCGCGGGCGCGTAGAGGTCGCCCTGCGCGAGCAGCGACCCGGCGATGTCGTCGTCGACCTCGAAAGGTTCACCGGCGGGCACCGGCCCGAGGACTGTCGGGATCTCAAGATCGCCCAGGGGCGACTGGTGGATGAGCAGCACGGGTGGTTCTCCTATCCGGTGATGCGGACGCGGGCGGTGAAGGTGAAGTCGATCTCGCACAGGCGCCCCTGTGAGAGATCGGAAGCCGCGGTGTAGCCGAAGCTCTTCGCGGACGTGAGGAAGCACCACAGGGCGATGCCGCCGAGAGTGGGGTCCCCGTTCGGTGCCGGGCGGCGGACGGCGGCCTCAAGGGTGCGCAGGAGCCCCCACGCGGCGTCTTCGACGGCCTTGTCGTCGTCGTTGCTGCCATCGACCATCACCTGCGCCTTGAAGACGGAGATGACACCGTCGACGCTGATGTCCTCGTCACGGGACCGGTTCGTGGACATCGGCCCGGGGGTCTGCTTCGTGTCAATGCCGAAGAACGCGACGACCTGGTCCAGGTCGTCACGCGCCGTCGGGAAGCCTTGGCCGACGAGCACGACAGTCGGGTCGAAACTCGCGACCGCGACCGCGACGAGAGCTTCCTTGACCTTGAGGGCCGCGGAGGCGGTGTCCGTCATGCGAAACCGCCTCCGAGGAACTCGCTGCACAACTGCCGGACGCGCCGCGGGATCGCATACGGGTCGAGGGGCGCGGCTGCGGCGTCCGGCTGCATCCCGAGCGCCCCGGCGCGCGGCGCGTTCAAGCCGATCTGCACCCAGTAGCGGACGAGCTCACGGGCGGCGAGCTGCAGCGTCTGCGGCACGGTGCTGTACCCCATGGTGAGGTCGACGGCGACGTTGCGGATCCCCATCGGGAACCGGATCCCGGCCCAGGTGGGGCCGGCGTAGACGACGCCGCTGTCGGGGTTGACGACGTAGTTCGACCACGACCCGCCGTTGACGCGGACCGCGGTGACGGCGGCAGCGTTGGCGATCGCCCCGGGGAGGAGGACGGCGAGCTTGCCGCCGTCCTGCAGGATCGTCTTGGTTACCGGCAGCACCGGGCCGACGAGGGACTCGATGACCGGTGTCGCGGCGATGATGTAGTCCGCGATGTCCTGGTCGCGGGCGGACAGACTGCCGCCCACGAGCGGCTGCACGGGCATCAGCTTGAGGCCGGTCAGCGCGTACTCAAGCGTGATCAGTCCGCCCGCGACGTCGGTCATGAGCCTGTGGCACCCGTCTGGTCAGCGGTCCGCACGGCCGGGGCCGGGGCGGGTGTCGCAGCTGCCGGGGTGATGTTCTCCCCCGCCGCGGCGGCTTCCGCACGCGCCCAGGCGGCAAGCGCACCGTCGGAACGGTTGGCGAGGGCGGTGAAACTGTCGCCGCGCTCGGCGACGAGCTGCCGGTAGTTGTCGACGAGCCATTCGGGAATGTACGCGCCCGCCGGCACCGGGTCGGGGGTGGTTTCGGGATCAGCCATGATGACCTCCTCAGGTCTGGTGGCGGGCCGCCCACCGGGTGAGGGTGGGCGGCCTGCCGGTCAGGATCAGAACGTCGGCGCGACCAGGCCGTTGCCGACTGCGGAGTTGCCGCCGACGAGGCCGACCGCGGTCGGGAAACGGCCCGCGGTGAACGCGAAGTACCCGTACGCGACGAGACGCACCGACAGGTTCTGGCCGACGGGCTGCTCGAAGCGGAGCAGGAACGGTGCGGCCGGGTCCTCCCACAGGAGCATGTCCTCACGCCGCAGCACGAGAACCTGATCCTCGGGGCCGCTTCCGACCGAGGTGGGGATCGACGCGTCGGTGACGACCGGGAGGCCCAGCAGCTTCCCCTGCGGTGCGATCTTCTGCACATCGTCGGGCGCGTTGGCGTAGCCGAGGGCGTTCATCGGGCCGGCGTCCGTCGGCGGGATGAGGAGACGGTTCTGGCCGTCCACCTGGATGGCGAGCCAGTTCCACCGGCGCGGGTGCATGATGATCACGCTCGGGGCGAGGAATCGGGTCGTCTGGATCGCGGAGATCTGCCCCGCAACCTTCGACGCGAACGTGGTCGCCGTCGCGGCCGCAGCGAACGCGGACGCCGTGTTGATCCCCGCGGTGGGGATGATGCCGAGCGCCTGCCCGGACGCGCCCGTACCCGACAGCACCTGCTGGTCGACGTCGACCGCGTAGGCGGCGACAAGGTCGTTGAACACGATCTCGTCGATGCCCTCAGCGCGCTCAAGCGACTGGCGGGAGATGTCGTTGTAGCCACCAGCGGTGACAACAGGGACGGTGACGTTGCTCCACGCCTGGTCCTGCGTGGTGAGGGCCGTGTTCTCCGCCGTCTGCTGCCCGATCGAGGCCCCAGTGGTGCCCTTCGTGACGATCAGCGACATGCCCGACGCGGGGAGATCCAGGTGCTGGACGACGTTCGCGGTCGGCCGGCCGGCACGGGCGACAAGCGCGTACTGGTCGATCAGGTACTGCGGCGGGATGATGCCGGCGAACGTGGGCGTCGACATGGCACGCTCGGAGTACTGGCCGGCGTCGCGTGCCTCCTGCTCGTGGGCGAGGAGACGCTGCTGCGCGGCCGGGTCGAGGCCACCGAACGAGAAGCGGTACAGGTCCCGGAGGAACTCCTGCTTGTTGCGCTCGTTGTAGGTGCGGCCACCGCGCTCCTGCGTGCGGCCGAGGCCGGTGCCGTCGCTGCGGTAGGAGCCATCCCGGGAGATGCCACCGTCGGGCGAGTCCGCGCCGGGGAGACGCTCCTGGGAGCGGCGATCCTGCTCCGCGTCCGCGGCCTCCATCGCACGCCACTGGGTGATCTCCGCATCAGCGGCGGTGATCTCCGCATCCAACTGCCGCACCTCAGCACCCAGCTGGGCGATCTGGCCGCGCCGCTCCTCACCGACAGCCTCACCATCAGGCACAGACTCGGCGATGCCGCGCATGCGGGCACGGGCGACCTCGCGGCGCCCTTCCTTCTCTTCCTTGGCGCGCAGCGCGTCGCCAATGAGCTTCTTCCAGTTCACGACCGGTGTCCTTTCGGTATTGGTTGGTGGTCGTGTGCTGTCTGTCGCTCCTCTGGCTGCCGTTCCCTCCTCTGGGGTTCGGCGGGGCAGCACGAAAACCCCGCCTTCCGCGGGGTGGTTCTTGGTAGGTCAGATCAGGCCGTCGAGGTCGACGTCCGCGTCCATCAGGGCAAGCAGGACGTCCTTGTCGAGACCGGACGCTTCGACGGCCGGGTGCTCAGCGCCCATCTCCGCATCCAACTGCCGCACCTCAGCACCCAGCTGGCTCGCGTCGCCGAGGAGACGCTGCTGCGCGGCCTCAGTGAGGGAACGCAGGACCGGGAGGGAAAGCTGATCGATCGCGGCGAGCGCCGCCATCGAACGGGCAGCGATCGACGTGTTCGGGTTCGCGCCGTAGTTGACGGCCGACACGTCGCCGCGGTCGAGGTCGACCTCGAGGATGCGGTACTCCTCATAGTCCGGTGACCATTGGCCGCGCACGATCTGGAACGCGAACGACATCTCAGTGATGTCGCCGTCATCGATCGCGGCGACCAGGTCACGCACATCCGTGCGTCCCGGGTTGAGGTACGCGTTCGACGCGAGCCCCTGGCTGTCCGCGGACAGCTCAAGCGTGCCGTTCACCGTGCGGGCCATGGTGAGCCCGCGGTGGTTGACGAGGAACGACACGTCGGGGTCGGCGCGCAGGGTGCGGTCGAACGCTCCCCCGTCGACGGTCTCCGTGTACGGGCCGAACATGTCGTACATCTCGTACGGTTCCTCGACCGTGGACGCGTAACCCGACAGGTGCACGAACTGCTTCCCGTCACGCTCGACGATCTGCGACCGGATCTCACCGCCGTTCCAACGCTCCCGCGCAGGAGCGGACGGGATACCGGCGGGATGTGCGATCGCCGCGGCACGGCGGCCGGCGATGTCTGCTCGGATCTTCAATCTTTCGCTCCGATCTTGGGCGGCAGCGGGACGATCGCTGGGGTGGCGGGGACGTTGAGCGCGTCGAACTCGGCGATCTGCTCCGGGGTGAACGGCTGCCGGTTCATCTGCGCGCGAGCCTCCGACGGTGCGGTGATGCGGCCGGCGACCTCGGACGTGAGCATCCGGGACACGGTCTCCGGGTCCATCCGCAGGATCGCTGCGGTGTCGAGCTTCACGAACCTGGGCCCCGCGATCAGGGTGGAGAGGGCGTCCTCACGGCGACTGACAGCACCTCCGAGGTGCATGATGAGGAACTGCAGGTTGCGCTGGGTAACGTTCGCGTAGGTGATGTGCGCGGTCTTGACGGACACGTCGATGAGGTCACCGGGGACGCCGAAGAACCGAGCGGCTTCGATGTCGCTGTAACCCTCGGTCTCCAGGAACTGCTTGTCCGCCGTCGCCGCGTTGATGGTGTTGAATTCCCAGTCCCTGCCGGTGACGAACACGTCCCCGGCCTCGACGGCGACCTTGAAACGCTCCTTGACCTTGTCCGACTGGACGTCATTGAGGGTCTTCTCACTGTTCTTCAGATGCGCGTTCGGGGTGATCCCGTGGTTCGTGAACCACTCCAGCGCGAACTGGGACGCCGACTGCCATGTGCCGAGCGTCCACGCCGCATAGGAGATCGGCGACAGCCCAACCGGAAGGCCAGGGATCGTGTACTGCCGCTCATGCCAGATCTGGTCCGGCGTGTATGCCTTCCCCTTGACGAGGTAGGTGAGCGTGTCGTCCTTGATCTTCACGGTCACGGTGGTCTGGTCGAGGAGGTCGATCTGAGCCGGCTTACCGTTCCCGTCGACCTGGGAGATCAGCCCGTACGCGTTGCCGAACCGGTCGAGATCGATCTGCGTGGAGTACATCCACTCCTTGATCCCGAGCACCTTCGACGACGGCGAGACCAGCACCGGCGGCTTAGACGCCTTCATGAGGATGTCGACGTTGTCGGCCGTGGGGACGATGCGGAACACGTTGATCGGGAACGAGCTGATGAGGTTCGCCCGCAGGTGCAGCGCCGCCCACACCGCCGACTGGCGGAACGCCTGGTCTGCGGTGACGGTGGGCGCGAAACCGGACCGGGAACGCGCAGGCCACCACGGAGTGGCCGACGGCATGTCACGTTTCTCGAACACGCATCACCTCCGGGCGCGGTCGAGGAGCAACGCCACCAGGACGAGTGAGAGACCGAACGCGAGCAGCGCCGCCGCGGGGCTGAAGACAAGCTCGACACCGGCGATCACGGCGACAAGACCCAGGAGGAGCAGGATCTCGGCGAGGTATTTCACGGCGCCTCCTAGGCGATGGAGTCGAGCACGTCGTAGTCATCGGCTTCGCGGGCGGCTTCCAGGCGCCACCCCCAGACGGCGATGGTCGCGGCGACGAGCGGGCTGATATCGGTGACGGCGCGCTGCCGGTCCCAGACGCGGGCGTCGCCGCGGGTCCAGGAGGCCCCCGAGATGGCGACGTCGAGCGGGACCTGGCCGGTGAGCCGGTGGCGGAGAGTGCGATCGACGATGCCGTCGTAGACGCTCGCGCAGCCGGCGGCGTACTCGGCACGCTTGAGAATGACAACCTCGATGTCCGCCTCGGCGAGGATGGCCTCCATCGCGGCGGCCTGGCCACCGGGCGCGACGTAGATGCGGCGGGGTGCTTTCGGGTTGCGGTCGAACCACTCGATCAGCCACGGCAGCACCCAGTGGGTGCCGCGTTCGTGCTTCACGAGCTCCATGTGGAGCGCGCCCGCACCGTTGGGGCCGACCTGCGCGACCGCGGCCGCAGTGCGGTCGTTGGACACGTCGAGAGCGAAGGCCCGGTCGGCGAGGATCCTGGAGTCGTCGTCGGCGGATGCGTGCCACTCGTCGGCGGTGACGACGGAGGTCGCTGCGATGCCGCGGTCGGTCTGATTCAGGTAGGCGCGGCGGAAGCCGCGTTCCCCCTCGGCCGGGTCGGCGAGCATGGACTCGAGGTCGGCTCGGATGACGGCGGGGTCGATCGTGCGGCCGAGGGCCGGCATGCAGCGCCACCAGGTGTCCTCGTCGAAGGGGTCTTCGTCGAGGCCTGCGGACCATTCGAAGTACGCGGTCGACGAGGGGGCGGTCGGCTCCGCCTCGAGGCGTTCCCGGTTGGCGTCGATCTTCGCGTTGAGGAACACGCTGGTCGCGTCGCCGGCGGTGGAGAGGATGATCAGCTGCGCGTCGCGGCGGGTGAGCATCGCCGGCCGCATGGCCTGTTCGGTGCGGAAGTCGGTCTGCGCGAACGCCTCGTCGATGACGCCCTGGTCGAGGGTCTTGCCGTGGCCGGACTTCTTCGTCGTCGCGGTCGGCGTGTACCTCGAGCCGTTCGACCAGATGAGCGCGCGCTGCCCGTTCACGTCATCGGTCTGAAACACACGACGGAACGCCGTCCGCTCCAGGAGCTCGACGTGCTCTTTCCACTTGGCGATCGCGTCGTCGCCGGTCTGAGCGGCGTACCGCGTGGACTGCGGGCGACCGAACGCCCAGGCCCGATGCACCATCTCGGAGAGAATCAGCGTCGTCTTCCCCGACTGGCGGGGAACGAGGATGACGATCTCGCGGTAGATCGGGAGGCCCGTCGCGGGGTCGACCTCGCCGGCGACGTCGACGACGAGCTGCTGCCACGGCATCAGCGGGGTTCCGAGGAACCGTGCGACCTTCGCGACCTGGACGCCGCGCGTCGGTCTACTCGGATCCCGAAGCGTCGCCAGCCGCGGGGCCGGCGAATGGTTCCGCGAGACCAGCAAGGAGCCCTTCGAGGGTGTCACCATCGTCGGCATCCTTCCCTCGGATGGCCCTGATCGTGTCGACCAGCGTTTTGACGAGGGTCCCTTTCGAGCTGCGGAAGTCGTCGTCGTCGATCTGCCGGGTCAAAGCAATCGCACCCTGAATGAGCGCGGCCCTCCCGAAGTCATTCGCATCCGGCAGATCGGCGATATCCGCACGGAGCGCCCTCTCCGCCGGACCCCACGCCGAATCACGCTGTACTACCGGGTCCTCCGGACCACCCGTACGTCCAGGAAGCGGCATCTCCTCAGTGACAAGAGCAAGCAACGGGCGC